TACCCAGACATAGAAATAAATACAGGAACAGAAGAGGTAGCTACTGATGTAGCAACTGAAACTGCGAGTGGATTTCCTTTGCCTAAACAATTTGAAGATGACCCTTCTGGAGTAAGGAAAGCACGATTTGGGGCAAGTGAAACAAGTTGGTTGTTAGGTGATGCGTGGAGATTAGGAACAATTGCTTTAAAATCTATTGGTCCTACAACATGGGAAGAAGCACATGAAGAAGTTGAATCAAAAAGATTAGATAGACTGTATAAAAAATTTCCAGAATTTAAAGGCGGGTTTCATATGAATGACCCCGAAGTATGGGCAGGTCGTGTAGCTAGTATGATAACTGACCCAGCATTTTATATTATGCCTTGGGGTTGGGGTGCAAAGGCACTTGCTGAAGGTGGTAAATTATCTGCAAGAGCATTAAAACTTGGAACAGTTGGAGCTGGTGTAGGTGCTGGAGCAACTATTCTAACTAGTACAGCAAGAACAGGTAAAGTTCCAGAAGCAAGTCAAATAGCTATGGGTGCGGCTCTTGGTGGTATCTTATCTCCAGTTGCTATGGGAGGTCAAAAAGCTATAGGCATAGGTCTTAATAAAATTTTTCCTAATTTATTTAAAAATCAAAAAGTTGTAACTGGAGTTATGCAACAACTTAAAGGAGACTTAACAACTAAATTAGATTTAAACCCAGCACAATTAAATAAACTTTATACAATTGCTAATAATCCTGCAATTAAAAAACTTAATAAAGAAGTAGAACGCTTAACACAAACAGGAATTTTTTTAGGAAAACCTAAACAAGTGATGCAAAATATTATTAAAAATAAAAAAGCAAAGCTAACAAAAAATGATATTAAATCTATTCAAAGACTTGATTTAAAATCTTTAAAGAATAAAAAAATAGATAGAAAAACTATTGAAAAAAATGAAACTTTAATTTTTAAAGAGGTTGATGATTTATTTCAAAAGTCTGCAACTAATTATGCTAATGCTCAACATAAACTTTTAACAAAAGTTATGCAAGAAAGTTATAATGCTGGTGGTTTAACATCAGCTTTTGTTAGAGCTTTAGCACACAATGTTACAAGGGCTGGTGTTGGTATGGGTATGGGTGCAACAGCCGGAACTTTAATGACTGATAGTGAAGAAGCTTTTAATTATTTTATGTATGGTGGTTTAGCATTAGGTATGACGCATAGAGTTTTAATGAGAGGTGGTATTAAAGGTATTCCTCTTGCTAAACAAAAAACTTTTGCTGGTAACATACAAAATTTTATGTTAAATACTATTGATAGAAATGCAAGAATTGCGACATCAATGCAACAAGCACAAAAACTTTCTCAACGAGGACCAATACTTGATGAGTTTTCTAATATTATGTTTACTAGATTTACAGAAACACCTAGACTTCAAGGTATTTTTAAAGTAGGAGTTAATCCTAATCAAGCTATAGGTAAGGTAAATTCTGGTAGGTCAATTGAACAATCAGAAAATATGATGAATCAATTTTGGGCAAGAGCAATGTTAAAAATGCAAGGTGCTGTTGGAGAAAGATATGGAAAAAATTTTGAGGTGTTATTAAAAAAAGCTAACGCAAAACAAAATAGTTATATTAAAAGAAAATTAACAAAGGACGAGCAATGGGCATTAGATACCCAAAAAGACGCACTTAAAATTGTTAGAGGGTCAACAGAAAAAACAAGTGAACAATCAAAACTTTTAGCTGATAAAATAAATGGTTATCTTAAGGAGTTTAGAAAATATTATAGTGATGTAGGATTTAAAGAAGCAAAGTTTATTGAAAAATATTTTCCAAGAAAATTTGATTTTAAAAAAATAAATGAAAACAGGGAAGATTTTATTGAACAAGTTGCAAAAGCAATTGGTAATCTTCGTAATAATAAAAAATGGAAAATGGATGGCGAGGAAAAAAAACTTATAGAACGATACAATACTTTTATTACACAGAATAAAGCTCTTGCTACTAAATATTTACAAAATATAGAAGGGTTAAATAAAGAACCTATTATGTCTATTTCAAATGGTCGTATGAAATTTAATTCTTTACCTTTAAGTAATCATATTAAGTTTGAAAGAAAACTAAATGGTAAGTATGAACAAGTTGAAAAGCTGTTTGAAAAATATCTTGTTAATGATATTAATGCAGTCTTAATGGATTTAACTTTATCAACAACAAAATCTGTAGAGTTTGCTAGAGTTTTTGGTACACAAGGAACATTTATACAAAATTATTTTAATCGTTTATCTCAACAGTATGCAAATGCTGGGTGGAAAAAAAGTGGAGATGGTTTTTATGGTAATGGTTTACATAAAAAAGATGCGGAAGCTATGAGAGATGCTGTTAATTCTTACTTTGGAAAATTACATTTTAATAGTGAAAGAAATACTACAGTTAAACACATAGCGGCAACTTTAAGTACCCTTACTAATTTTAAAATGATGGAGTTAGTAACCATTGCAAATATTGGAGACCTTATACAACCCTTTCAAAATAGTAGATTTTTCTTATCTGCTTTTCGTGGAGTCAATCAAAAAAAATTAAGCGATTCATTAGAGATGGAATTAACAGGAGAAGTTCAAAATAGTATTAGAAAAACTATGATGCAATCTTCGCAGACTGATAATACATTATCTTTTTTTAAAGGAAAAAGATTTAACTATGCTAATATTATTGGAAGAAGTAATGAATGGTACTTTAAAGCTATTGGATTACAAGGCATTACAAAAGTAGCAAGAAAATATGCTTATAATGTAGGAGCTTTAGATGCCCATAGAACAGCACAACGAATTGTTAAAAACTTAAAAAAATTAGGAGTAAAAGATATAAATGATTTAAGAAAATTTAAAGATAAAAGTTCTCTTGAAGATATTAAATGGTTAACAAGATTAAACTTATTAAACATTGGTAAGAATGGAAACATTTTAAACTCGGATGATATTATTAGACTTGGTAGTACAAATAAAATAAGTGATGCTGTAAAAACTTATAACAGCAGATTACTTTTACAACGAGCAGGAAATTATACAGCTAACAGAGACGCTATTATTCCAACAGTTGGTAATAGATTATTATTTACGCAAAGTCAAAACCCATTAGCAAGACTTATAGGACAATTCTCTTCTTGGGCTATGGCTAAATCTTCTCAAACAAACGCAATGATTTCAAGAGTAGAAAGTGGCGAATTAAAAACTGCTATTGGTATGCTCGGTGGATTATCAATGTATGGTGGTATAAAAGAGTTTAAACAATTAATAAAAAATGGTTCTGTTGATGGAAACATTATTGAAAAAGCTACTGACAAAAAAACAGCTCCAGATTTCTGGGCTGAGTCCATGCAATATAGTGGTATGTTAGGATGGCTACCAAATATAGTTTTAAATACATTACGATATGATTCTGGAAGACCTTTTAGTTTTGTTCCGGCTATGGAAATTGTTCAAGATTTTTGGGGAGGAACAATTAGTGCTGTTAGTGAACGAAGCCCAAGTAAATTTTTTAAATCAATTGATAATCTTGCACCTTTTCCTACATTAAGAAAATTTCTTAGTAGGTTTGGAATACCTGTAACATATAAACCAGATTATAATATTCGAGAGGTACATAAAGGAAATAAAAAACTTCAAAATATTATTGATGGTTCTTTTTCAACAGGTGGTTTAGTTAATCAAGTAAGACAATTATTTTCAACAGGTGATGTAGTTAAAAAAAATACTTTTAATGATGAGTTTTCTAAAGCAAGAGATAATAAACAAGAATTGTTTTCTTATGAAGGAAGAAACTATACGACAAAACTTGCCGGAGAAAATGACGAAGATTTTAAACAACATTTAAACTTAGCTAAGTTAAATAATAAAACAATTTTACAAGAGGTTGCAGATACTCCTTCGGATAAAAAAGTTTTTGATAAGGTATTAAAAGATGCATCAGAAAATACTCCTGTTATTAAACCTAAACCCGGAACAAAAATTTATGTTGATGAAAAGAAAATTTATAATTATTTAATTAATGAAAAAAAATTATCAGCTAATAAAGCTTTAGGCATTATGGCAAATATACAAGGTGAAAGTGGTTTTCAAATTAATGCTGATGAAGTAGGAGATGGAAGTGAAGGTATAGGATTATTACAACACACATATAAAACAAGGAAAGAAGGTTTATTAAAAGCAGTTCCAAATTATAGAGTGGATTGGAAAGGTCAAATAAATTATGCGTTATCTGAACAAGAAGCAAAAAATTATTTAAAACAAAATTTTAAAACAGCAGAAGAAGCCGCAGAATATTTTATGAACTATAATTTAAAACCAGCAGAAAAGGTTATTCGAAATGGAAAAAAAATAAATTTAAGAAAAGAAAGAACAAAAGAACATAATACATATTTACAAAATTTTGTAGATAGATTAAAATTTCAGAGTGGTGGATTAAATGAAAAAAAATTAGAACCAATTCAATTATATGATGCAAGTGGACCACATGAGTTAGCTGATAAAAGAAACAATAAATTTTTACAAGAACTATTTGATAAAAAAGAAAAAGACCCTGTTGCTAAGTCTGTTTATGATGTAAAAAGTGTAGTACAAAGAAAAAAAGATGACCTTGATGTTCATGGAACTTTTATAAAAGATGTTAAATCATTTAATACTGAGGGTTTATACAAAGAAATATACAACGATATTATTAATAATAGTAAAAAATTATCTAAGACTGATAAAGCTATCTATATGTCTGAACCTTGGAATACTTCAACTGGCGTAGAAACAATATTACATGAATTTAGACACAAAGCATTTAATGATAATCCTTCTTTAAAGAATGTTATTAAAAAAACTCAAAATTTTATACTAAAAAAATATGATGATGAAACTTTAGCAGAAGAGTATGAAGAAATTTTAACTAGATTTATGGATATAAAATATCATAATGATGAAAGAGCAAAAGAATATTTACGAACATATTATACTGCTAATTTTATTGATGATAATAAAAGTTTTCAAAAAATAGTTCAAAATGATATAAAAGAAATTGAAAATATTTTAAATAAAAAAAAGAAAGAAAGAGATTTATTTCATGGTGGTGGTAGTGTATCACATACACATGGACCAAAGAAATCTAAACCAACGAAATCTTGGAAGTCTTTGTTTACTTCTAATCAAGCTTATGGTGGAGGTAGTTCTAGTAGTGGTAGTAGTTCTAGTAATACTTCTTTTAATGATAACAAAGAAAAATATATAGCTAGTACACAGGGCGGAACTAATACTGGTGGTAGTGATAACAATAACAATAATAGTGATAATAATAATGAAAGTGTTCTTACTAAAACTTTAGAAAAAATTATAAAGAAAGCAAAAGATAAAGATGTAAAAGTAAAATGGAGAACAAATGTTCCTTTGTTTGGTAAGGATACAGATACTCAAGTCTTTAGTAAATTACAAAGTCTTAAAGCAGAAGGTGTAAATTTTGAGGGAGAATTACAAAAAAAATTTTTTAGTTCAACATTAGAAGGTCTTGAAGGAGTTAGCGGAAATGTTGATGGTGCGGTAGGTATTAAACTATCATCAGATAATCCAGATAATATATACACATCGGCATCTAATAATAGTATGTTTGGTAATGTTACAGGAAAAGTTGGCTATGCTCCAGATACAAATAAGTTAGATGCAACAGCAACTTATACAACTCCACAGTTTAAACCCTTACTAGAAAAAACAGGAGGTAAGTTTGGTGTTAGCGGTTATGTAGAAGGCAATACAGAAACTGGTCTTGGTTATGGTTTAAATATTTCAGACCACTCTAATAATAAAACATTTAAAGTCGGTCAAAAAGATGGACAGTTTTATACAGGAGCAACTATTAACTTTAAAAATGGCGGATTACTTGACAGAAAGAGGTCTAAATAGGGCTTGACAAAAGCTATATACAGGTGTATAATATACTAATACGGAATAGCTATAGATAGTATTCTGTATTATAACAACTCGCTTATTGAAAGGAGCAACGATGAACCTATCTACTAGGGTCTTTGACCCATTTAAAAATATGACTGTTGGTTTTGATAATATCTTTGACCAACTTTCTACACTATCTCAGTATGAGATACCTAATTACCCACCATATAACATAAAAAAAATTGATAAAGAAAACTATCAATTAGAAATGGCATTGGCTGGGTTCTCTAAGAATGATATAGATGTTGAGGTAAAAGAAAATACTTTAACGATATCTGCAAAGTCATCTGATAAAGAAGATGAAAGCTTTGTACATAGAGGTATAGCTCAACGAGCATTTAAAAGACAATGGACTTTGATGGAACACTTAGAAGTTTCTGATGCAAAGTTTGTTGATGGTATTCTTATTGTTGATATGAAACACAATCTTCCAGAAGAAAAGAAACCAAAAACAATAAAAATTAAATAACTAGATAGGGGAGGTATTTTAAGGTATTTCTACTAGAAAAAACCCTCATATCTCAACACACAGAGGGTTGTAGCAAGTGAGTGGACCTGTGATACCCCCCTATTTTACAAGAATTATAACAATTATATTAATATTAATAATAACAGGAGAAGCTATGTCCGGACCACAGTATAGAAAAAAATTAGGTGATAGACACCCTCAAATAACTTTACCTTCTCATCCTGTAATGAAAAAGGAAGTTAAGAAAAAAAGTATTTGGGATAAGGTATGGGAAAGTTATGACCCATCACCTTATAATAAAATAAAAATTAAAATTAAATAAATTTTAAAAGGAGAATATATGAAGTATTGGAATAACCTAAGTAAGAACGGAAAGATAGGCGCAGTAGTAGTTGCTGTTGTTATTATACTTGTTGCTTGGAAAATTATATTATAGTAAAGGATTAAAATGTTAGCCGGATTGCCAGTTGAAATGATTACAATGCTTGGCTCAAGCGTTCTAGGTGGAGTAATGTCTATCTGGGGGCAGAGTATCAAAGCAAAACAAGAAGAACAAAAGATGTTACTTGCTAGAGGTAAGTTTCAGATGGAGGAAATTGATAAGGCAAGACGCTATGACAACAAAGGATTTCAATGGACAAGAAGAATCATTGCTTTAACAGCAGTCTTCTTTATCATTGCCTATCCTAAACTTGTACCTGTGTTTTTTGACACAAGTGTCTACCTAACATGGACAGAATTTACTAGAGGATTTTTCTTTTTAATTGAATCAAAAGAAATAGTTATGGATAAAGAGTTCTTTGGTGTTGTGATAACACCACTTGATACTCACTTAATGTCTGCAATTATTGGATTATATTTTGGTGGTAGCTTAGTTAAGAAATAATTATATAATATTTTTACAGTATTGTTCGAGCCATTCGTGAATAGGTTTAAGTTTTCGTCTCGCTTCAGATACAAGATTAATAAAAAAGTTTCGTTCCTCCCGAATCTTAAAACACTTTATCATAACCTCCTCATCCTCAATGGGTAAGGAGGTTATTTTAGTTTCAATCTTTCCTTTTTTATTTATAAGTAAAGTATACGAAAATATTGTAGTCTCGTGTATTTTTTTTGACATACAATACCACTAACTATTTTCTACATCGTCAAAAACATTTGACCAATTACCTTTAACACTTGCCTTAGTGTAAGCAGAAGCTCTGCCTTCAAAGAAGTTCTGGTGTTCAACACCTATGACTTCATCCCACCAAGTTAAAGGATTTTCACTCACTCCAAAATTAGGTTTCAATCCTAATTGTAATAAGCGTCTATCCGCAATGTATCTATTATATTGTTTCATCTCTTCTAATGTTAGACCTTGTATATCTCCCATCTCAAAAACTAATTCAATAAACTTATCTTCATGTGAGACCATCTCTCTACATATTTGATAGAGTTCTTTTTTAAAATCATCATCCCATATGTCTAGGTTTTCTTTAATAAGAGTACGAAATATTTTTGTCATACCCTCGACATGAAGTGACTCATCTCTAATAGAATAGTCAACTATCTTACACATCCCTTTCATTTTACCGAAGCGTTGGAAGTTAATAAGTATTGCAAAGCTAGAAAATAATTGTAGTCCTTCTGTAAAACCAGAATAAACTGCAAGAGCTTTAGCTAAATCTTTTACTTGTTTCTTTGTTTTTATTTCTGATGTTTGAAACTGTTGAATGTAATCATGTTTAGCTGACATCTCTTCGTACTTAGCAAATGCTTTATACTCTGACTCCGGCATACCAACTGTATCAAGTAACAATGAATAAGCGTGTTGATGTACGGACTCAATGTTTGCAAATGAACCCATCATCATTCTTAACTCTGGTTTCTTAAACAAAGGTATATACTTATCAAAGTATCCTCCGGCTACATCTACATCTGACTGTGTAAACAATCTAAATATTTGTATTAATAAATTTTTCTCTGCCGGTGATAACTTTTGATTCCAATCCTTTACATCTTCATGCATAGGTACATCTTCTGGTAGCCAATGTAATTGATTTTGTAATTGGTAGTAATCAAATGCCCATGGGTATTCAAATGGTTTATAATAAGTTCTCTCGGTAAATAATTGGCTTACGCTTCGCATGATAGACATACTTCCTCCGTGTTTTCTTGGTCAAGTTTTACTCGCTTAACCTTTAAGTTTATATTCTCTGCACTTTTTGCTTCTCTACTTCGTAAATAGTAAAGACTTTTTAATCCTTGTTTCCACGCTTGATAATGTACTTTGTTTGTATAGCGTAAGAAATTATCATGCTCCTCTTGTGGAGCTTGTATTCGTGGAGCAACAAAGAATAAGTTAACTGATTGAGCTTGACAGATAAACTGTTGTCGCTTTGAAGCGTGTTCAACAATCCAATTCTGGTCTATCTCATTCGCTGTTTTAAATACATTCTTTTCCATATCAGTTAGGAAATCAAGATGAGTAACTGAACCATCATATTCACTTATACTTTTCCATACTTTATCTTTAAATAAATCATAGTCACTATCATATTCTTTTTGTAGTTCTTCGTTCATATTCCATTTAGTTTTAAATAGATTATGTAACTGTCCATTCCTTACTTGGAATGTACCACTTAAAGTTTTATGCGTATAAACATTTGCTCGTATTGGTTCGATAGAAGGACTAGTACCACCACAAATAATACTTGATGTAGCATTAGGAGCAATAGCTAACAAGTGTGCATTACGCATACCTGTTCCTTCCATATCTGGAGCTTCGCCTCTTTCAATGGCTAACTCTTTAGAAGTTTCTACTGCCAATTCTTTTATCTGTTTAAATATTTTTATGTTTTGACCTGTTGCAATCGCACCATCAAAAGGAACATTTAATTTCTGTAAGTAAGTATGAAATCCCATAGCACCTAGACCAACACTTCGTTCTCTGTATGCACTATACCCAGACTTTTCAAATCCAGACATCTCTTCCTTAACTTTCATATCTAAAATGTTTCCTTTATAATCATAGGAAAAATTATAGGTAGCCATAATAAAATGTTCTAATACATTATCTAACATTCGTATCATGTCTGGAATAAAGGTAGCAGATGTGGACCACTCATCATACTGTGATAAGTTAACACTTGATAAACAACACACAGCAGTTCTATCTTCATTCGTAGGTAAAGTTATTTCACTACATAAGTTAGACTGATTAACTTTTAATCCTAATTTTTGTTGAGACTCTGGTAAATGTTTATTTGATGTATCTATAAAATGTAAATAAGGTTCACCTGTTTCATGTCTTGTTTCTAATATTAATCTCCATAGTTCCCGTGCATTAATAGACTTAGCAATCTTTTTAGAGTGTGGGTCAACTAATTCCCAATCAATATTTTTAGATACTGCGTTCATAAAGTCATCAGTAATATTAATTCCATGATGAAGGTTAAGACATTTTCTATTAGAGTCACCACCAGAAGACTTACGCATAAATAAAAACTCTTCTATCTCTGGATGAGACACATCCATATAACAAGCATAACTTCCTCGTCTTGTAGTTCCTTGATTAAAAGCTAACATCTGACTATCAACAACTCTCATAAAAGGAATTGAACCTGTTGACATAGAGCCATGTGAGGTTGATGTTCCATCACTTCTTATATCACCCCAATATCCCCCAATACCACCACCATTACTTGCTAACCAAATGTTCTCATCATAGTGGTCGCTTAATCCTCTTCGACTATCGGGTACATAGTTAAGGAAACAAGAGATAGGCAATCCTTTTTTTGTACCGGCATTGGAAAGTATTGGTGAGGAGAAACCAAACCAAAGTTTACTTGCATAATCATATATTCTTTGTGCCATATCCCAATCAGTTTTACCTCTGTAAGTAGAAACATATTTAGATGCTCTAGCAAAGGCGTGTTGTGGAGATGTTTCATTCTTATCAAAGTACCTATCTTTTATTGTACTAATCCCAAACGATGTTAAGTTCTTATCTCTTTCTAAATCTATTTTAATCTTCATGTGATTTACACTCCCCTGCAATTGCCATATAAGCCGATGCATCTATGTAAGTATCAGCACTTACCTTTCCTAATTTTGTTCTTGCTATTTTTAATAAGCACATCATAATAGCTACATCATGTGGCGTAATAGGTTTTGTCATATCTATTTTATCATCAAGATAACCATTCCATAGTGTTGCTATGTTTGTGTGGTTCTCAATCTTATTACCATAATCTTTTTCTCTGTCTTCCGCTACTAATTTTATAGCTGTTGTTAATAAGTTTTTAGTTTGTAAGTTTTCCATTATTCTTTGCTCCTCCTGTCAGCATAACTTTTTCTAATTCTCTCATGCCAATGTACTGACATAAATCATTATTGTTTTTACAGAACCAATGCAGTCCTGTACCTGTCATCATTATACCTGTATCATCACACATATTAACAAACTCTATATCCATCTTTTTTGTTTTACCAATCCCTCTTGTTGATAAGACAATGTAAGCTTTATTCTTTTCATACTCTATCATTTTTCACCATCCATTCTTTTGGTATTTCTTTATCACACCATTGTATATTATTCTTATTGCACCACATAGCATAAGTTGTTTTAGATTGTTTACTTATTCTAACTTTAGAATTTTGAAAACAAAATCTAATATCATAATCTGTACTTTCTTTTAACCATATATGTTTCTTCCTGTCTTGTAATCTAAACTGTCCTTTTAATTCGACAAAGATATTTGTCTGTGGAAAAAATAAATCTGGTAAGTAACTTCTTTTAACGGAAGGTTGCACAAAACTTAATCGTTCCTTCTCATAAAAGAATTTAATTTTGTTTCTTTTTAATTTTGTAATGACTGTTGATTCAAACTTAGAACGATACACTATTACTTCCTATATACTATATCATGTAATTCTTTAAATGTCAAGTCCGGATTTCTTTTTAATTTTTTAATCACCCATTTATATGACCATGCACTTAATTGAATTTGGTTTTGAAACCAATAGTGAGTTTGTTCCGGCATCATTTTAAAGACATTATCCTTTGTAATCTTTTTCTTTTCTTCCTCACTTACTAAAGACTGCAACCATTCAACAAGAAGTTCTTTAGCTCTTCGTCTAATCTTTTTTATTTTTTTTCTATTCATACATCACACTTTTTTAAGTCTTTAACTTTACTACAATAAAAATCTTTTGCTCTTTCATTTTGTTTCTTTTCCTTTTCCTTTTTATTATTTAATATCTTTTTCTTTTTCTCTGGATTGACATCTTCCTCTGTTACCTCTTCAATAACTTTTGTTGTTGTTTTAAAAGCAAAGTAAGTACATCCATTTAAACTTAATATAAATAAAAATAAAATTATTAACTTCATACCTATTCCTTATCCATCATAGGTGCTGTTATAATTGGTTCTATTTCATCTTGTAATTTTTGTGATGGTGTTCGTTCATCCCTTTGTCTTTTAGATTCTTTCATTGACATATCCAATAATTTTTTTTCTTCTTGTGCCTTGTCATAAAAATCTTTTTCCTTGTAAATAAATTTAGTGTAACAATACTCGCACACACCTTCATTGTTATTATCTACTACATAATAAACAATAGGGTGGTCATCCGAACATGAAAATTCTTTCGTATGAATTATTTTAGGTTCACTTTTAATCATATACAAACAACAGCTATCTCTTCTACCTTAGGTTCTTTTACTACCTTTGTTAAATAAACTTTACTCTTTGCATAATTAAATATTCGTAAACCTTTACCTTCGTTAGCATCTGAATGACATTTAATTTTATGCTGACAATAAAAACAACCAATAGGTAACTTCATATTACCACCCTTCTCATGGGGTATAGGTTGATAACATCTATCTGGGGGTGTATCTTTCGATAACTTATCCTTAACATTATCAATTAAATATTTTACATTTGGTTTCATTAAATCATCTGGTCTAAACAAAGCAAGTTCACCAGAGGATTTATTGATAGCAAGGAAGCCACCTTTATTTGTTGGTTCATTTTCTTCATACCCACTTAACTGTGCGATGTAACCGAAGGGGTCATCACCATACAAAGTTCCTTCTTTAAATTTCTTAAACGAATAAGCAGAAGCAGTCTTAACATCTACAACTTCTCCATCAATCTTACTATCCATATGACCTACAACACCATAGACATCTACTTTTTTTTGTTCATCGGTTACTTCATGCCCAGATAATTCTACTAAGAATAAAATAAGATGCTCAATGAAATGCCCATATAAAAATTTTAATTGTAGTACAGGGTCTGGTTTAGATTTTTGAGGTGGATTATTTTTATCATACCATAACTGTCTTAATGGTTTGCCAATAGAAGACATTCGTAATTTTTTCCTATCTCTTTTACTTGAGTTAGTAAAATCTTTAACAGTTTCTGTTATGTTATTTAAAAATTTATTTAATTGTTTATCTGTAACTTTAACTTTCTTATTCTCCGAGACATTAGCTAACAACTTATAAATGTCTGGTATTAAAGTGTCTAAACTTTTAGTGTGTTTCTTTCCAATTGTTTCCAACTTTATACTCTCCATTTAATGCACACCTTAAACCTAATTGGTCTCCGGCATCCACGATTGATTTAACTGCTAGTGTACCGAACACATCAGCTTGGTCTTCTCGTACTTGATATTGAAATTCATCATGTACATTTGCAACAGGTATTGCTACAATACTATTTTGTTTTACATATTCTTCTAACAATACCAATGCTTTCTTCATTGCTACCGCACCTCCACCTTGTATTAAGGTGTTGAGGGCGGAGTATCTTTTCCGGATGATGAGTTTCCTTTGGTCGATTCCTTTGAGCCAACCCTTTTTAGTTGCAACATCCACTCTTTCTCGCAGTCGTGCAAGAGTTGGGAGACGCTTGAGAAATCTGTCTTTAATCTCTCTTCCATAACCTTCATCCCTTCCGCAGATACTTCCGAGCTTTTTGTTACCTGCCGAATATATGAGAGCATAGATGAATTTTTTTGCAATATCTCTGCTTTCCAACCCTGCAAGAGTTTGATTTGTAGTGTGTATATCTCCATTAATGAGTTCATTTATATAATCCTTATCGTTCATGTAGTGAGATAATATTCTTAACTCAAGTCCACTAGCATCTACTCCCACTAATTTGTAGCCACTAGGAACTACCCAAAGTTCTCGACAGTCTGGTCCGTAGGGAGAATACACAGCAGGAATCTGTGCCATGTTGGGCGACTGATGGCTCATCCTACCTGTGATAGCCCCATTGGTTATCACTTTGCCATGTACCCTCCCGTCTTCTCTTACTGCTTCAATCCATGACTCTATCATAGCCACTCGTTTTTGTAGTAAAAGAAACTCGTTAATTATTTTAGCTTCTGGTATGTCTATAATCTCTGATAAAACTTTCTCATCTACAATGACATGACCTTTATCTGTTTTCTTTGTGGGTGTCCAACCAAGTCTCATTAGTCTATCACCTATCTGTTGTCTTGAACCAAGATTAAACTCTTGATACTTAACTTTAATAAAAGGTACACCCTTCACATACCCTCTTGATTTGTTATTTGATTTAGGTATAAAAGTTTCTTCAATCTTTAATGGAAGAAATGTTTCTCTCACCTTAGTTTGTGCAACATCTATCTTTGATTGTAATCTAGCAAGGAGTAAGTGTGCTTTCTCAAGGTGAAGTTTAAATCCATGTGATACTTGTTGCTCTACTATCTCTGCTACCTTATGCTCTAACTCTACTGATTGCTCAGAAAAATTAGAACCTTGTCTCAGTAGTAAGCCATGAATTTGTATAAGTAATTTAACATCACGAATACAATAGGTTAACATCTCTTGACTAAACTTTGTGAAGTCACTAAAGTCAAGCTTATGATAACCAAACTTTAAACCAAAAGCTTTTAAGCTATGACCACCATCTCTTACCGGATTAAATAATCTTGATAAGACTAAGGTATCAGTAACCTTGCCAAGTTTAAATAAGTCAAGACCCAATACTTTTTTAAGTACCGGTGCATCAAATCCTATTATGTTGTGTCCAATAAACTCCGAATAATTACTCGCATCAATCTTAAATTGATGAAGATTATCCTCAGTATAATGTACAATATTGCCCTTATCACAAATAGTAACCACACAAAAAATTGTACTAGGTAATTCACCCTTAATAATTTCGGTAGTTTCAATATCCAAAAATAATTTTCCCATTTAATTGCCCCCTTAAAATGTATCTTCTTCATTGCCTGTAGGTTTATCAGTCTCATGTAATCTCCCTGTATCTTTATCATAAAATAAATATGTAGCAGGTCCTGTCATCCCAACAAACCTATTCTTTAATACTCGTAATGATGTTGTGTTTCTAATTGTTTCATTCTCATGTTGAGCATCCCTCTCCAATCCAAGCACCATGTCAGATAGTTGAGCAATAGAACCACTACCTCTTAGTTGAGATAGAGATGTGACTGCTCCCTCTTCATGTCCTTTTCCATCTGGTCTTTTAAGATGTGATACAATAATCAAAGCACAGTCTGTTTCTTGTACGAGTACACGAAGCTTTGTCATAATCTCATCAATACTTTTTCTTTCATCCCCAAACTCTTGTGATGATACAACCATACTAATATGGTCAAGTACTATGAACTTACACTCCAAAGCTTTAGCCATGTACCTAACTCTTGAAATAATATTATCGACAGAGTTAGAACCAAAGTGATTATATAAATAGAATCTATCTGTACCTAAAGTCTTATTAAAGTATTCTATCTTATCTTCTTTACTTAAAGTAATGTCTGGTCTTCTAAGTGGTAAGTTAGCTTCAATACCCATAATATCTAATGCAGATATTTTAGGACTTTCCTCTAGCATAATCATACCAATGTTTTGTTCAGTTGATTTAAAAATATGATAGACTAATTCTTTAATGACTGATGTCTTACCTAATCCTGTACCGGCAGTAATACATACTAACTCTCCACTACGAATACCATAAGTTAATTCATCTAAACCTTTCCAACCATACGATGTTGTTGATTTAACAACAGGTTCTAGTACATCATTAAGTAAAGATGTACCCTTAATAATTCCATCTGGTGCATGAACAGGTGCGTTCCACCATGACTTAACATACTCCTCGTACTTTCTTGCACGACACATATCATTAGCATCTTTAAACTCTTCTGCTAATTTAAGTATCTTAACTTTTGATGGGCTGAATAACTCTGCGACTTTCTTACTTGCGTCTCTTCCAACATTATCATTATCAAAGTTAATAACAATGTTATCAAACTTATCAAGCCAAGTATAACTTTTCTTTATATCTTTAAGAGCAGATGCAACCCCATTCTTAATAGATACTACAGGATATTTTGAACCAAGCATTTGATACACACTCATGGCATCAACTTCTCCCTCAGTTATGGTCACATATTTACCACCATTAAATAATTGTTGTCCGAATAGTCCAGCGTTTGTTGTTGAACCTACAATAGAAAATTGTTTATCCTTTACAAATCTAGTTTTTGTTCCTATCATTGTACCCTTCTCATCATAGTAAGGATATAAATGTTTTTGTATTAGTCCATCACCATTATAAGTAACTTTAACACCATACTTTTTACAGGTGTCCTCATTAATTCCTCTGTCTTTAATTGCCGATGAAACTCCGGCATGATAACCTAAGTCTGTTACATTAAGCTTTATTGCTTCTTGCATATTGTCGCCCCTTTCTTTTATAAATTGTACATCCTCATTAGTAGAAGGGAAGTAGCTTTGGCAAGAGAAACAATAACTACTTCCGTCATCATTAATACTTCTTGCGTCACTACTTCCACAACTATTACAAGGAACATGACACTCTACAAAATTTGATTTGTCATCCATGTCGCCCCTCTTAGTTAATTAAAATTCTTCGCCTTTACCTTCCCCAGAGACGAAGCCCTCTGCCACATCAAAGTCCTCACCATAAGGTACAAGGTCTAAGACTTGGACTGCTTGTAGGTCTAAGCTTTTCCCACTCTTACCGGCAAACTGCCACTCAAATTCTTTGTATAGAACTTTAATTTGTGAACCATTACCAACTAAAACATCCACCGGATTTTTAGCTGAGTCCACTAAGCGTGGTGTTGGATTGTTTGTGCCATCTTGACGAGACACTTTGCGTTTAAACTTAATGATGTTACCTCTATCATCAGTCTTAACTATTACCCCTCTGCTTTTGAAATCATCAGCAGTAGTATCATCAATGGCTAAGTCCACTTGATACACAGGGTCGAATGTTGTATTAGGTCTAGTGATACTAGCCCAATAAGCTTTTCCTTCAACTGTAGGCATATTGCCCTCCTTTTTTTAATAACTATATTATATCATACTTCTTACTTCAAGTCAAGAAGAAAATAAAACTTGAGTAGTTTCTTACTATGCTTATTGCACATTAAAGGTACTACTCAAACCTGTATAACTTGGGTGTGTTTTATACTCACGATGTTAATTCATCGAGACAGGAACTTAATTACTGACCCATATCCTGTATCGTCTAGGTAGTGGCATCCGCCAATGGCGTGGAACTTCCACAGTTAAGACTTTTCATTAATAGTCAACCAAGTTAATTCTTTTTGGTAGTTTAGTAGGGCTTGTGTGACCTCACCTACAACCTTTTCACGACAAATCACATTTCTGGATAACGCTACTTCAGTACCAATCCTTAAACACTCATCCATTTGGACATACTTTTTAAGAACCATGCCTTACAACTTTGCTATTGTTGTTCAGCCATAAACACTTATGAATTTATAAGAAACATAAGTCCAAACTCTTTATAATATTCTATTATATTATATTATTAATATAATAAATAATATTAAAATAATAATTAAACAATACTTAAACATAATTAGTTATAGTTAATTAGTTCTTAACCTATTATACCACAATAAATTTTAAAGTCAAGAACTTTTTTTATTTATTTTCTATCTGCGACATCTTGTCGCTATCAATATATCTTTCTTTAAATTTTTGTATATCATTAGTATACCAATACCATATTGATTTACCTTTTACTCTCCACCTATTATGAACTAATGATAAAATAAATTTATTGTTTACAATAACTAGACCTTCATTATATTCTACAAAAGATAATCCAGCATTTAATAACTTTATAATTTTTTTTAATCTAATAACATCTTTTTCTGCTGACCTACCTGTTAAACCTTTATGCCAATTGTCTCTTCTATCTTTATCTAATCCTACTATAGCTTTTTTTAATTCCTTTTTAAATAAAGGGATATCATTTTTAGTAAAAATATCCTCATATTTATTATACATCTGTATAAAATTCCTTGCTAAAGATTTCTTTTATAGGAATGATAACACACTTACTTGCTTTGTTATCCCCTACATTCTTTGTCATCTTATCTTTATATTTATCTACAATTCTTTTAAGAGTAGATGTTTTAAATACAAGTGTACAAAATTCTTCAGCCCCTTCCTCTAGTCTATGAAACCAATAGTCAGATTTTGTTGCATAGATACCACTCGGTTTTCCCCTATACTCATACTCTATCGCTATGTTTCCTGTCTTCTTCCACCAATTTCTCTCTGATTTAACCTCTATCGTACAGTTTTCAAACATATCCTTGACCTTCTGCTCCTTAATTAAACCATACTTTAAATCAATATCAAAGTCTTTAAATCCTTTTTTCATACAACCTTTACTTTAAATAAACATATAGTACCATGCCCAAACCTATCGGAATAATTACCATATAAATTAATATTATATTTACCATATTATTTTTTCTTTTTTTGTGTAGCTATTAAGTATTCAATTTCTCCATCACTTAATATACCTTTAAGATTTGATTTATCTTTTTCTTTTTTTATATCATTCATTTTTTCTAATGCGTTTGCTATGCGTCTTAATTCTGACACAATTAAACTTACTTGTTTTTCCATAGTTATCCCTCATATATAATGCCGGATAAAAATATAGCAAGGGCAACTGAATTAATAAATATCAATGCTCTATCATGCCATAGATACCCAACAACTAACCAACCTGTAACTCCAACTGTATGGAAGTACAGATTGATTGGTGTTATTTGTTTTGTTGTTAGTACCATAGCACATAGTAATATAACACTACTACTCCATTTAACATACCAACTTAAATCTTTATAGGGTGTTATCTTTTTCATAATACTAACTCTCCATTATATCATACTTCTTATTGTTTGTCAATAAGAATTTTTAAATAATTCTTTAACAGTAGATAATCTATTTTCTATAACATCTAAATTATTTAAAATATCTTGAGATTTTAATTCTTTCTGCTCATCAGAATGATTACCTAAACATTTCGAATAAGACCTAACTAAATGTATTAAATCCATATCTAATATAGAAATATATATATCCTTAGATGTTGAGTAGTGTTGTTGTAAGCTACCACCATCCATATCACTAGGTGTTTCTTTTTTAGTGATAACTTTTTGTAGTTCTAATAGTTCTTTTACTTTCATTTTATTTATTCCCTTCTTCTGAATTATCAAATCGAATACACACATGAATACCATCATCATCTGCATATTCAACATCATACTTATGTGTTGGACAAGTCGCCAACCAATCATCCATTTCTTTATCAAAAATTAAATGTGGTGTCCACTCTTCACTCATATTAATTTCCTTTCCTTACATACTCAGATACAATCTGCTCATCAGAATAACTATCTAAATATTTATCTGTATCTACATCTAAGATACTATCATCTACTGTCATTTCTTCACTCTCGTAATCATTTGTAATCCAATAGTCTTTTTTAGTTTTCTTTTTTATATTCATTTAATCCCTTTCTTTTTATTTAATTTTTTTAAATATTCTGCTGTCTCTCTTCCTCTTCTCACACCTTCCTCTTCCTCTTTCATTTCTTCCATAGCTTTATCAAAATCTCTATCATAATCTCTGATTAAATCTTCTAATCTATACAATAAAAAGTAAGCTTTGTCAATATATTTTTCTACCTCATAAGAACTCTTAACAATTACTCGTAGTCTATCTATATATTTATTAGCGTCTAACATTTTTACTCCTCTCTTTTTTTCTTTTCTTAATTTGCTTTACAAAAATTTCAAAGTAAACTAAATCTACTATCCTCGCAAATTCTTTTTGAGAATATTTTTTTATGTAAATAGTTTTTACAATTTCTGCAAAGTCTATTACATCACAACTTGCTACCATAATTCTCCTTATATATCAATTAGTTAGGGCGATACACACTTCGTGTACCAACACCACCAACATACCCAATATCATAATCTAATCTATCTAATATGTTATCATCAGTATCAAGTGTAAAGTCCATAGGTGTAGGCATATCCTCCTCGCCATATAAATCTAACAGCTTATCTTTTAAAGCGTCAAGTGGTACATTACCTCGCATGATTTCATAAATTATTTCTTGTTCCTCTTCAGAGAAATGGTCATTGTAAAATTCTCCTATTGTTTCTCTATAATATTTTAAGTCCATCTTTATACTCCTCCTATAACATATTGTTAGGCATTAATTTTATTATATCATTAGTGTGAACACCACCCATCTCATCAAAGAAACCTGCGTCTGTTCCTCGTACATCCATGAGAACGATTGCCTTATACCCTCGACCTTGTCTTGCACTCTCAATTAATTTTGCTCGTATATCATGACCAAAATTATTTATGATGTACCACCTACCTTTAACTAATTCACTTGCTTTCATAATACCCCCTTAAAAATATTTTCTAATTGTATTACAGCGTCCTTTGTATTGCCACCTATATTCCAATTAGTTATTTCTTCTTTAGGTATACCATACTCTTTACCTAAATAATTAATACCATTTTTCCAATTATATAATGTTGCAACAGTACCATTATCAAATTCAACAGCCCATTCACAATCACTTTTATATTCATCTGCTTTACTTGGCTCTCCTAGTTTATTACATATATTATTATAAGGTATTGTAATGTAACCTTGCAAACAAGTACCCCCTACACTATCAGTTTTTTTATAGTTCATATAGTCCTTCCTCTCTTGCTATTTCTTTGTTATAATAATCTATAACATCTTGCTTTGTTACTGTATAATGGAAGTCACAAACGCTACCACCTACATCTAATCTAGTTCCAACATTTTCTTTTATGTTGTCTTCCAAAGTTCCTTCAAATATTATTTCTTGTAATGATAAATCTAATTGTTTCATTAAGCCCATATTTTTTCTCCTCTTCTATTACTTATATACTATACCATTGTGTCAACATTATGTCAACACTAAGGTTATAATAAGATTATCCTAGAACAAAACCACTATAATCTTTAATGGCTTTACCTTTAGCTTTTAGTCCACAGATAACATTAACATCATCTGTAAATCTTAAATCACTTTCATCTGCATTTATAACTTTATAATTCTTATAAGTATTTGGTACATCATGCCTAAACACAGCACTTATATTGCCACCTTGACTTAATATATCAAATGCTTCTTTTATATTATCCTCATTTAAACTATATGTCAAGTGATAATTACTAGGTAGTTGACCGGTTACAAATTTAACAGCCCTCTTATATATCTTTGTATAGTCATAGAATATAAGGTTAGGAAACTCTTCAAATATTCCTGTTGTTTCCCATGCTATATCTGATGTACCATTTAATCTTACGCAAGGTATCAGTTCTTTTTTCTTGGCTCTCTTAATAAAGTTATTTATTTCTTTTCTTAATTGTGTTAAAAATGTGTCTCTTTCTTGCACATACCATCTTGTTTTATTGATACGACCTAACTGTACATTACTAAATGCACCATGACCGGCTGTATTTAAACACGCTTTTTTACAGCCCTCACTTGCCATAGGACAAACATTAAAGCCACTTAAATTTGAGGGTGCAAGGTATAAAATCGCTGTCATATAGCCATACTTCTGACCTTTAATTGTCTTAGCATTATTGTCTATGTTTAATAACTTTTTAGACTTTGTAAACTCTAAGTGTTTCATTTATACCACCTTGTTATTAAGAATACAACCATTACTATTAATATAATCATTGTATAAGTAAATGTTATATAATCTATTGACATATTTTTACCTCTTTAATTGAATTTAATATTGCTTTACCCGATTTTGTTATATGATAAGATATATCTACTATCTTATTAATAAATGTATAGGTACTAAAAGCATATACCCAACCGGCGTTTGATGGTGTTGTCATTACTCCATCTTTAGTATAAAATTTATACTTAGGGTTACCCATAAATGAATTATTTAATCTTTTAACGCCTATAACTTTTATATTTTTAATGTTTATGATAGCTGACATATTATAATTCCTTTGTCAAGTAAAATATAGCAAGTCATAACCCATTCATAACTTGCCATATCTTTTTATATATTATATCTTATTATTGTATAAGTCAAGTGAATAATTATTTATTCGTATTCCACTTCGTCTTTGATAGTTTGGGTAATACCATGTATTTAAACCCTTGCTAACTCTTACAAAACCCTCATTTGATTGACCACCATGAGTAATATCTATTGAGTAGCCGTTGTTTTTTTCTAAATTTTCTCTATATCTTGTTGGTTTAATTCCTTGTAATTGGAAATGTACCAAATGATAGTAATATACTTTAATAAAATTCCACATAATTTTGTTCTCCTTGTTATGTGTTGTTAGTATGTACTCCCTATAAGTACCATACAAATTAATATGATATGTAAAAATATATACATAGCATAAACTGTAATTAAAAACTTCAATACAAATTTAAACATTATATCAAACATTCCCTGTCTATAAATTGTTCCAATACTTTTTTCTTGTTTCCTTTTAATTTAAATTCATTTTTAATTCTTGTATATGCTGATTGACCCCGTACTAATTTTATACCGGTTTTAATTTCAAATTCTAATGCACTTTTTAATACAAATAATCTATATCTTTTTATATTTTTTTCACCTGTTATCATCATTTTATTTTTACCCCTATTATTTTATACTCTATTCTTTTAAAGTTGTCAAGTACTTTTATATGACTTATTTTTTTAAGTCTCTTAGCAGTCTTATTAAATTTAGCTATCCAAATTCTAGCCATAACTTCGTTACTAAATTTTTTAATATAAGTATTTGAAATATCAGTATATTCTATATTCATTTTTTTCCTTTGTTTAGTCTTAACCTTTTATACCATAACGATTTTATGTTGTCAAGCTTTTTATTTAAGCATATCTACATTTTTTACTTTTACCCGAATTATACCCCATATTAATTGGGTTATAAAAACTAGAATTACTTATCTTTAAAAATATTTCAGTAGGTAAAATTTTACCTGTATTTTTTCTATTAGTGTCAAGTCTTAAATCATAAAGACTTTTATATTCAATAGTTGATTTTTTATAATATTTCATAATTTTTTACCTTTTTTAATCTCTCAGCCCTTTATAGCATATCTAAAAAGGGCTGTCAAGCTTTTTATTTATTTATTTTGAAATCGCATTTCTAAAAGTATCCTCACAAAATTTATTTTTATCATTTTCAAATATTGTAATCATTTCATCTAACATTGTGCCTACGATAACATCAGTTGAATTTGAAAAGTTTTTATTTTCTTTATTGTCTGAATTTTCTTTAAATGCTTTTTTAAATACTTTAGCGAATTTTATATAATCTTTTCTAGTCATAATTTTTTATCCTTTTGTTTACCTAACCCCTTTATACTAAAAGAATGTGTCACAATTATGACAATTAAGAAGTTTTTTTTAATTATTTTTAGATACTGCTAGATTAATTTAATTAATTCATAAAAGCATTGATTTGATTAGGTTTTTTTAATTTGTCTAGTCTGTATAATATATTTACTACTCATCATATTCTAAATAATTTTGTTAACTAGATAATCTGTTGTATTTTTACCACAGTCGTAAACCTGTAAAGATTTGTAAAGATTTATTGTAAACTTGTAAAGATTTGTAACAATATGTCAAGATTAAGGCAAGGCATGGGCAGGTGGCAGGGTGGGGTACGGGGGTATAGATATCATACTCATACTAAATTAGCCAATTAGCTTGTAAACTAGTTAGGGGGCGGATATGAAGACATAAAAAAAGCCCTGTCGGATTAGGACAGAGCTTGTAAAGACTATATAGTAGTAAAATAATTTAATTAGATTATATGGGTGTTGTACCCCCGGGGCTATAATTACATTATACACTTTTATTTGCGTTTTGTCAAGAGAAAAAACTACTTGACAAAGTGTTAACTAGGGTGTATAATAGGGTATATGAGTTTTTTAAAAACAATAGAGCCAAATAAAAATAGAAAGTTAACCGAGAAACAAGAAAAGTTCTTGGATTGTTTGAGTGGGGAAGCAAGAGGAGATTTAAAACAGGCGTTAGTCCTAGCTGGTTATGAAGAAACGAGTTACTACGCAGTTGTCAAAGCTCTTCGAGAACCTATTATAGAAGTAGCTAATACAATACTAGCTCACTCAGCTCCAAAGGCGGCACAAAGTTTAGTTGATGTACTAGAATCAGATGTACCAATACCACAAGCAAGTGTTAAACTACAAGCGGCACAGACTGTGTTAGATAGAGTAGGTGTTTCTAAAAGAGAACATCTTAATGTTAATCACAATGTTACAGGCGGAATCTTTCTATTACCCGATAAAAAGGAAATAACAATAATAGAAGGAGAACGAGATGATTAAAGTATGGTTTATGCTCGTATTATTATCCATGCCTAACGCACCCTCTGTTAAGTATAATGGATTTGTATATGTAAGTGAAGAAGAATGTGCAGTAGCACGATATAAGTTATTAGAGGCGTACAATAATAAACCACCCGAATATAAAAGTATAACAGCACTCAATGCCTATTGTGTCGAGTTTGAAAGCTTTCCTATTAACGGATTAAAACCAAATGACATTAAAGCGTAGAACGACCTCAACGATTCCTTTTGGTTACAGAGAATCAGATGTAGCAGGTTTCCTAGAACCCATTGATATAGAAATACAAGCTCTCAAGGAAACATCGGACTACATATTAAATGGTTCTCTGTCTCTGAGAGGAGCTTCAGAACAACTACAACATATTACCGGAAGACGAATATCCGCACAAGGATTAAAGAAAATAGTGGATAAAAAAAGAACAAAGGGTTTATTAGATAAACAGGAATCATAATGGCAGGAAGACCGAAAGGTACGACAGGAATACCAAGAAGAACTTCTGTTGCAACAAAAGCAAAGACACAAGCAAGAAAAGAATTAGCAACAAAAGAAAAAGAAATTCGTAAGCTTGAGACTAAACTTGCAAAAGCAAAGGTAAACTATAAAGGTAAGAAAGAAGTATTACAAAAAGTAGAACTTGCTATTGACCCAATTAAAGTAGATAAGACAACAAAGAATACAGTTATAACAGCAGAGGAGTTTGAGAAAGCTCCTAAACAAGTCAGAGATTTTATAAAAGAAAACAAGGAGTCCATTGTTTTTAAACCAAACGAAGGACCACAAACAGATTTCTTAGCTTCTTCGGAACAAGATGTTCTCTATGGAGGTGCGGCAGGAGGTGGTAAATCCTATGCCATGCTTGTTGACCCACTTAGGTTTATGCATAGACCAACACATAGAGCATTACTTCTAAGAAGAAGTATGCCGGAGTTACGAGAACTCATAGATAAGTCAAGGGAGTTGTATGTCAAAGCATTTCCCGGGGCTAAGTTTAGAGAAGTTGAAAAGACATGGAGGTTTCCATCCGGAGCTATGTTGGAGTTTGGATACCTCGATAGAGATGCCGATGTGTATCGTTATCAAGGTCAATCTTACAGTTGGATAGGTATTGATGAATTAACTCAATACCCCACCGAGTTTCCTCTCCAATACTTGCAATCACGATTAAGAACAACAGATTCAGACATAAGAACTTATATCCGGTGTACAGCAAACCCTGGTGGTGTTGGTGGACATTGGGTTAAAAAAAGATATCTTGACCCAGCTCCACCTAACGAATCGTTTGAAGGGAGTGATGGACTAACAAGAAAGTTTATTCCAGCACGACTTAATGATAATCCTTACCTAGCAAAAGATGGTAGATATGAAAAGATGTTGGAGTCTTTACCGCCAACACAAAGAAAACAATTACTATCTGGTGATTGGAATGTTTCCGAAGGTGCGGCTTTTACAGAATTTGATTCAGAGATTCATGTCATACCTCCTTTTAAAATTCCACATCATTGGATGAGAGTAAAAGGTGTTGACTATGGTTATGCGGCAGAGTCTGCGTGTCTATGGGCAACAATAGACCCCGATGATGGTACACTTATTATTTATAGAGAACTTTATAAAAAAGGTTTGACAGGGGAAGACTTATCCAATATGATGATAGAGTTTGAGAGAGATGATAGACGAAGTATTCAAGGTGTTCTTGATACTTCTTCATGGAATAGAACCGGAGCTGGTGGACCTACTGTTGGTGAAACATTAGTACGAGCCGGACATAAACTTAGACCAGCAGATAAAAATAGAATACAAGGTAAGATACAAGTCCACGAAAGATTAAAACAAGACAAGACGACAGGAAGACCACGAATGCAATTTTTTAATACTTGTATTAATATTATACGGGAACTACAAAGTATTCCTATTGACCCAAATAAACCGGAAGATGTTGATACAAAAGCATCTGACCATGCATATGATGCACTTCGTTATCTTATTATGTCAAGACCACAACAACCTTCTGCTTACCATGATATGCGAGAGATAAAACGATTTGCTCCTTCTGACCCAACCTTTGGATACTAATGCCTGTTTATAGTTTTAAGAATACAAAAACAAAAGAAGTATATGATTTAACTTTATCATACGAAGAAATGTTACAATATAAAAAGAAAAGGAATATAGAATATATATTCTCTGCTCCAAAAGTATTTAGACTTGGTAGTGATAGTAAGGAAAATAATTTTAGAGAGTGGTGTAAACAACCACCAGATGATATAGATGTAAGCAAGTCTAATAATTTTAGACAATCTAAAAACGAATACTTGTTTAGTGATAAGAAAGATAAGTAATGAAAAAGAAAAAAGAAAAACAAACACCATCTCTTTTAACAAAAGATGGATATGGAATAAATAAATCTAAACCACGACCAAAGCTTAATGAACTAGGGTATCCCTTAGATGACCCGTATGGATTAATAGAAGCTTTTACAAGAGTTGGACCTAAGAAAATATGATAGATGAAGAATAACTTAGATAAAAAAATAGTTAAAGTAGGTTATGCGGATATAACTATCAATCTAACCATACCTAATTTTAAAAAAGATAATATGTCGGACTGTTATGGTCAGTATTTACAACGAGAAAACAAAATTGAGATACAACCGGAGCTAGATAAGATAGAAGAAGCCAATGTTTTACTACATGAACTCCTTCATTCTATTGCTTATATCTCTGGGGAAACAACAGATGGTGGGAGATTAACTGAAAGTACAAGTGAGGAAGCCGTAGTAAATAATTTTGCTAACCACCTCATTCAATTGTTCAGAAATAATAATTGGTTATTATCGTATTTTAGTAAGAATTTACTTGACAAAACGAACAAATAGGTGTATAATATAAATTAGGGGAATTAAATGGCAGAAGAAGAAAAGAACAAGGAAGAGCAAGACATAAAGCAAGTCGCAACTAGACTGGCTGGTTTTGTCTATGATAAATTTGAAGGATGTGAAAGGTCTCGTAGAAATGATGAGGAACGATGGTTACAAGCTTTTCATAATTATAGGGGAAAATATTATAAGAATGTTTCATTTAGAGAACATGAAAAGTCAAAAGTATTTGTAAAGGTTACCAAGACAAAAGTTTTAGCGGCATATGGACAGATAATTGATGTCCTATTTTCCGCAAATAAGTTTCCCATCTCTGTTGAAGAAACTAAAGTACCCGAAGGTGTAGCAACATTTGCACATCTCAATCCCTTAAAGGAGCAGATGGGTGACAATCTTCAAGAGTCAGCCCCAGCTATAGAAGGTAATTTAAACTATAGCCCCGGTTCTGGTCTTTCCTCGACCCCCTTCTCAGAGCAACCGGAGTCTCCGCTTGGTTTCGAAGGAGATGGGAAATCTCTTAAACCCGGAGCTACATTTACTGATGTAAGTGAGAAGAAAGCTATACTCGGTGGATTAGAAGATGAACTTGGAGCAGAAGGAATTAACAAAGGTCCAGCTCCTATGCCGGATATGCCACAGATTAAACCAGCTTCTAAGTTGGCTAGACGAATGGAAAAACTTATCCATGATGAAATAGATGAATCAAATGGTTCACAAGAATTACGAAGTGCTGTATTTGAAGCTGTATTACTTGGAACAGGTATTATTAAAGGTCCTTTTACTTTTAATAAAACTTTACACAAGTGGAATAAAAAAGAAGATAGTGATGAAAGAAATTACGAACCAGAAACAGTACGAGTTCCTCGAATAGAATTTGTAAGTGCGTGGGATTTCTATCCCGACCCAAATGCAAAAACTTTAGATGATGCTGAGTATGTTATTCACAGACATAAGTTTAATAGAAATCAAGTACGAGATTTAATAGACTTACCTTTCTTTAATAAAGAAGAAGTCTTAGCAACATTAGATGATGGTCCAAATTATAAAAAAAGAACTTTCGAATCACAAATAGAATTAGAAGATAGTGACTACCAAGAAAACAATGCCCGATATGAAATATTAGAATATTGGGGTGTTGTTGATAGAAAGACTTTAGAAGATTCTCAGATGGATATTCCAGAAGATATGGATGAGTCTACTGAGTTTCAGATTAATGCTTGGGTTACAGACCAACGAGTTTTACGAATGGTGGTTAATCCCTTTAAACCCTATCGTATTCCTTATCAAGCATTTCCCTACGAAAAAAATCCATATAACTTTTTTGGTATTGGTGTACCAGAAAATATGGATGATGCCCAACAAATTATGAATGGTCATGCAAGAATGGCTATTGATAATTTAGCGTTATCCGGTTCACTTATATTTGATGTTGATGAATCAGCATTAGTTGCAGGACAGAGCATGGATATCTATCCGGGAAAAATATTCAGACGACAAGCCGGTATGCCCGGACAAGCAATACACGGATTAAAGTTTCCAAACACATCAACAGAAAACATGATGATGTTTGATAAGTTTAGACAGTTAGCTGATGAGTCAACTGGTATACCTTCTTACTCACATGGTCAGACAGGTGTACAAAGTATGACAAGAACAGCTTCTGGTATGTCAATGCTACTTAGTGCGGCAAACCTTAACATTAAAACTGTTGTAAAAAACTTAGATGATTTCTTATTAAGACCTTTAGGCGAAGCATACTTCCAATGGAATATGCAGTTTTATCAAGGAGAATTAAAAATCGAAGGTGACTTAGAAGTTAAAGCAACTGGTACTTCTTCTCTTATGCAGAAGGAAGTTAGGTCACAACGATTAACAATGTTTTTACAAAGTGTTCAGAATCCAGCGATAGCCCCATTTGTTAAGATACCAGAACTAATAAAAGAACTGGCTTATACATTAGACCTTGACCCAGACGCAATAATCAATGACCCTAATGAAGCAGAAATTTACGCAAAAATAATAGGACTACAAAATGCTAGACAACAAGGACCTACAGAAACTACAGGTAGTGGTGGCGAAACCGGAATGGGCGTACCTCAAGGAGTACCTGCTGAAACTCCAAACATTGACAACTCGGGAGTTGGTAATGGCACAATCGGAACAGGAGGTATTCCGCAAACAGGGGAAATGGAATTTACTGGAGCAGTTAATCCACCTACCAGAAACAATTAAATCATATAAGGGAGAAGTAAATGGGCAATAGAATAGTTATTAAATCAATTAACATGGAACGATTAGGTGGAAGTGGGAGTATAGAATATCCGGTTACAATATTAAAACCGGGAGCTTACACAAACAAACAACTAATAGGTTCTAAAACTGGTGGCTATGGTGGTCGAGTTGGTAAACTAAAAGTCGTGTATAATGAAGGTGGTTATGTTGCGTCTAAATCTAAAAAAGGAAAAAAATAATGAGTGGATATAAAACAATAGAAGTTAAAACAATTAATATACCGGGATTTGGTAGTTATACTGGTCCTATTAAAGTATTAGAATCAAAATTACCTAGTGGTAAACAAATCACTAAAAGTAATAAATCACCTAGACCTAGCAGAGCTAAAGGTGGAATGATGAAAAAGAAAAAGAAATATTAATGTCTGGTCCTAAAACAAGAAGTAAGTTAAGCCATGAAAAAAAATACTATGCTAAAAAGAAAAGTATTAATGCTACTAATTGGATGAAAACTAACAAAGCTATTATGGTTAATAAGAATCCAATACGAATGTTTTTTTCTCCTATTGAAGCGATGATGAGTGGCAACATAGCTCATACAAAAAATATTATTAATTATTATTCTGGTAAGAAAAAACAAAAAAAACGAGATGAAGAAAGAAAATTAAGTAATACTAAAAAAAATGTTACTAAAGGATTATATTATAGTGGCAACTAACTCTTTATATAAACAGATGGGAGATTTTTTAACTCCTGCTACAAATGAAGTACCTACTATGGGTGCTATGGATGTGGAGACACCTGCAAGTGCTAGAGAAGGATTACCTCTTCGACTATTTGATAAAAATAGAACTAGATATAAAGAAGGTGATGTTGTTAAAGATGATGAGAATAACTATAATAAAGCGTTAAATGTTTTTCATTTAATGGCAAGAGAAAATAAAACACCACAAGAAATTAAAAGTCGTATTGGGGAAAATATGTATAATAAAATTGTAATGAATAAAATGAATACAAAACAAAAAATGGCAACTGGTGGATTACCAACAGACCCATTACTTGACCCTCGATTTGGAAAATACTTTGAACAACCAGAATACAGAGCTTATGCAGAAGGTGGCGAAGTAGAAGAAGATATGGTTATACCCGAACTACGAGAAGATATACGAAGTGAGCAAGGTTCTGATATGGATATGCAAGTTGATACGATGATGACTCCAAGTGAAGAAGATGAAGAACCAGAAATGGAAGTTAGTGCAAACATAGATATGTCTGTATTAGATTCAGAAGAAGAACAATTATTAGAAGAAGTAATAGAAATGCATCCCGATATGGTGGATGTTATTATTAAATTAAGTACAAAAGAATTTACCGGTGAAGGCGAAGTCGATGGACCGGGAACAGAGACTTCAGATTCTATTCCAGCTATGTTATCAGATGGAGAATTTGTTTTTACAGCTAAGTCAGTTAAACAACTAGGTGTAGACAAACTTCGTAACATGATGGCAAAAGCAGAACAGGATTATGATAATGGTATGGGCGAACAAGATGCGAATCAAGAGATGAGTATAAATGAACCCATGATGGCTAGAGGTGGACTTATGTCTGCTGGTCATTATAAGTAGAGCTACCCAGCTATCACTAGGCACTCTACTCGGCTACTCTTACAATTATGTAAGACCCCAATAACAAGAAAGGTGATAAAACAATGGTTGAAAGTAACGAGAACCCTTTACTAAATAAAGCTACTTCTCAGAAAAGTAAAGAGCAAGAGCCAAATCCGTATAATCAAAAAAAAGATTATCTTAATTATGACGATATGGAAACGGCAAAACAAAGTTCGTTTGCTGATGCAAACACTCTTTTAGGGCAGAAGGTTAATCGAAAAGTTGTAGTGGATTCATTACACACTTTAGATGATGAACAAGAAGCTGTAGAAGAACCACAAGACCAACCTTATAAAAAGGTGGACTATAAAAAAAGATATGACGACCTCAAGAAACATTATGATGGTCGGGTTAATTCTTTTAAGGCAAGAGAAGATGAACTCCTAGCTGAAGCTAAGTCGAATAGACCTAAGTATAAAGCTCCAAAGAGTCCAGAAGAAATTGCCGCTTTTAAAAAAGAATACCCCGATGTTTATGGTGTAGTTGAATCAGTCTCACATCTTCAAGCGTCTAAAGAATTAGAAGATTTAAAAGGAGAATTAACTTCTCTTAAACAACTTAATCAAACTATTTCTAAAGAAAAAGCGGAAGCACGATTAGTACGGATGCATCCAGACTTTGAAGAAATTCGAGAGTCAGATGATTTTCATAATTGGGCTAATAGTCAACCCGAATCTATTAAGTCATGGGTCTATGGGAATAATGCCGATGCGGAATTAGCATCCAGAGCAATTGACCTTTTCAAACAGGATACCGGCAAGTCGAAATCTAACCAAACTGTATCTGGTGATACTGTACCTGCGTCAGAAATGATAAAGGTAACAAACAGTAAAGACATTGGATATGGTACAAGAAAGATTTTTACTCGTTCTCAAATAGCGGCAATGTCTCAATCTGACTTTGACAAAAATGAGAAAGCTATCGAAGACGCACAACGAGAAGGTCGTATCGTAAATGATATGTCTAGGTCGTATGGTGGTTCGGGCAATCCCACAATGTAAATAAAGATAAAGACAAAGCCATCACAACAACTAACTTAACTACAAGGAGAAAGTAATGGGTACATTACAAAATGCAAGTAATGCCAACGCTTCCAACTTTAATGTAGGAACTACGGGTCAAACCAATGAATTTTGGGTCCCGGAAATTTTTTCGAAGAAGATTCAAAACTTCTTTAGAAAATCCTCTGTTATAGAAGCGATAACCAATACAGACTACGCTGGTGAAATTAGTGCTTATGGCGATACTGTCAAAATCATTAAAGAACCTGCTGTAACTGTTGCGGCTTATACTAGAGCGGCATCTACTACTAAACAATACCTTGGAGACCAAGAGTTAACACTTGTTATTGATAAAGCGAATTCATTCAAATTCATTATCGATGACATTGAGGAAAGAATGTCTCATGTTAACTGGGCTTCAGTAGGGGCATCTAGTGCCGCCTACAAATTAAAAGATACGATGGATGCAGAAGTGATTGTGGCAATGTTTGCCGGTCCTTCAACTGCTTCCCCAGACCATGTAATAGGTTCTGATAGTGCTACTGCGGATTCAACTATGACTCACGCAACTAACTCTGTTGACCTAGGTTATGGTACTGGAGAGATTACTCCATTGGCTCTTATGTCTAGATTTGCTAGATTACTAGATGAGTCACAAGTTCCAGAAGATGGGCGTTGGTTTTTAGCTGACCCTAGATTCTTTGAAGAACTTGCGGCAGAAGATTCTAAACTAATGACATCTGATTTTAATCAAGGTGATGGTGGTGTTAGAAATGGTCTAGTAGCGGCAGGTATGATTAGAGGTTTTCAAATGTATAAAACTTCAAACATAGCGGCTGTAACTAACTGTACAGGTAAAGCTTTAGCTGGACATATGTCTTCTACAGCAACTGCACAATCTATTCTTAACATTGAAACTCTTCGTGACCAAGATACTTTTGGTGACATTGTAAGAGGTCTTCATGTTTATGGTAGACAAGTCCTTAGAGATGACGCAATTGTTTCAGCGTTTTACAAAATCGACTAATACTTAATATTGGAAGGGGAATTAATTTTCCCCTTTCTTTTAATATTTACAATGAGGAAATAAATAAATGTCAGCTCCCTTTAGAACTTATCTTGATTTAAGTAATACGATATTACGAGAATTAAATGAAGTTGAATTAACTTCTGCAAGTTTTGCAAGTGGTGCTAAAGGAATACAAAAATTAGTTAAAGACCAAGTTAATAGAGCTTATTTTGATATTTGTAATGCAGAAGATAAATGGAGTTTCTTATCAGTAGGAGACCCAGCAGATAATTACTATGGAAATATTTCTATTGAAACAGCGTCTGGTACGAGATGGTACAATTTTAAAAGTGGAACAAGTAATATAACAACAATTTATAGTCATATAGATTATAATAATATAACATTAACAGAAGAAGGTGTAAGTGGTAAAACTGCACCACATGAAATTAGAAAGTTATATCCAGTAACTTTAGAGTATTGGAATAAACATTTTGCAATTTCTGAAGCTGTAGACAAAAGCGGAACACAAGCTTATGGAATACCGGCAAGAATAATCCGTAGTCCGAAGAATGATAAGTTTGGATTATCACCAATACCAAATGGTGTATTTAAAGTTTACTTTTTTGCGTACAGCCAACCAACAGAACTATCAGCTCATGGAGATACAGTTGTATTTCCTAAACAATATTCAACAGTATTGTTAGCAAGAGCAAGATACTATATGCATCAGTTTAAAGATAATATTTCTCAATCACAATTAGCTGACGCAGAATATAAAAAAGGTTTACGAACTATGAGGGAACAATTAATAGAACCATTCCCAGACAGCATGACAGACGATAGAACATTTATAGTATAAAATGGCAGAACAAGGTGTATCAGTTATATGTGAAGGTGGATTAGATTTAGTAGGTACAACACATACTTTATTTAGAACTCCCGGAGTAGCAACAGAATTACAAAACTTTGAATCCTCTATTCATGGTGGATACCGAAGAATAAATGGTTATACAAAATTTGGAAGTAATCAACCTAATGGTAGTGCAAATAATGTTGAAGGTATTTTTAGATATGCGAAAGGTGTTGTAGCTTGTCAAGGTGCTAATATATATTATAGTACCGATGGGTCAACATGGACACAAGTAAATAAAAATACTTACCAAGCTAAAACAGGTACAGTAACTGTATCCTCTGGTTCAGCAACAATAACAGGAAGCAGTACAGCTTTTAGTTCAGAGTTTGCAGTTGGTGATGATATTAGAGTTAATGGCGAAGAATATAATATTCTTTCTATTGCAAGTAATACATCGATGGCTGTAGATGAAAATTTTCTATCTTCTGCTTCTAGTCAAACTATTTATAAGAATGGAGCAACAGCAGGACAATTATCAAGTGGTTCAGCAGTTGCAAGAACAAACCAAAGTAACTGTCAATTTACTGTTTATGAAGGTGAGTCACAATATGGTGAATTATTTATTACAGATGGTGTAAATGAAATTGCTCAATTAAAAATAACAATTTCTGGAAGTACCTATACTTATTCTTTTAAAGAAATTGAGGCAAGGTCAGCTCCAGTTAATCCTTCTCTTTGCACAATATTTGCAGAACGATTAGTTGTAGCAGGACATTCTATAAACCCACAAGTTCTTGCCTATAGTACACGATTAGTACCAGAAGATTTTACTGGGTCTAGTGCAGGAACAATAGATGTCGGTGATAGAATAAGAGCTATAAAACCTTTTCGAAATAAATTAATTATTTTCTGTAAAGATAGTATTTATCAATTATCGAATTTAGATTCAACTCCAGTTTTATCCGGAGTAACAAAAAATATAGGATGTCTTGATGGTAATACAGTTCAAGAGATTGGTGGTGACTTAATTTTTTTATCACCAGATGGATTAAGAACCATTGCAGGTACAGCTCGTATTGATGATATTGAATTAAGTTCTATTAGTAGAAAAATATTACCTGTCTTTAGAGATGATGTTTTACCTAATTTAACAAATCTTGTTTTTGCGAGTATGGTTGTAAGAGAAAAAAGTCAATATAGATTATTTTATTACAACTCAACAAAAGCAAATAATTTCCAAGAAGGAGTTATAGGAACATTTAAAATTTCTTCTACTGGTGCGGCAGTATATGAATGGAGTCAAACAGTTGGAATACCAGCCCGAAGACTTCATGCAGGTACAGATGAAAATAATTCAGAAGTTTTATATCATGCGTCAGATGATGGATATGTATGGCAACATGACACAGGAAATAATTTTGGTGGTAGTAACATAGAGGCAGTTTATAAAACACCCGATTTAGATTATGGTGATGCCGGTGTTCGTAAAACTTTATACTATCTTAAAACAAGTATTAGAGCTGAAGGAACAAATAATAATTTAAAAGTTTTACCAAGATTTGATTTTGAAGATAACAATATACCTCAACCAACCGAAATAGATTTAGGTTCATTAGCATCCCCATCTGCATTTGGAACATCAGTTTTTGGTACGGGAATATTTGGACAAACTTTATTCCCACAACAACGAACAATATTAACAGGAAGCGGATTCACAAGTAATTTTAAAATTAGAAGTACAGATACAGCTTCACCTTATACTGTGTCTGGATTTTATGTAGACTTTATACCCGGAGGAAGAATATAAAATATGGCGACTTATACTAGACAAAGTTCATTTTCAGATGGTGATACAATTTATTCATCCTTATTAAATAATGAATACAACCAACTACTAGCGGCATTTCATGTTTCAACTGGTCACACACATGACGGGTCAACAGCAGGAGATGGAGGACCTTTATCAACTTTATTTAGTAATGTACTAAGTTTTGGTACAGGTACAGATGCGGATATAGCTCTTACATTTAATGCAAACACAAATGATGGTTTATTAACATGGATGGAAGATGAGGATTATTTTAAATTCTCAGATGATATTCTTATTAATAGTACAGAAAAATTACTTTTTAGAGATACAGGTTTATATATTAATTCATCTGCGGATGGACAATTAGATATAGTTGCAGATACAGAGATACAAATAGCGGCAACAACAATAGATATTAATGGTAATGTTGATATATCGGGAACACTTACAATTGGTAGTGCTGGTATATCAGAAGTGGAATTAGAAATCTTAGATGGTCTAACAGCAACAACGACAGAACTTAATGTTATAGATGGTAGTGCAACTACCCAAGCAACTGTAACATTAGTAGCAACAGATGGTGTTGTTATTAGTGATGCGGATGTTATGAAACAAGCTCTTGTATCTGACTTTGATACTTATATTTCTGGAACAACATCTACCCTTACAAATAAAACTCTTACAAGTCCTGTTTTCAATACAGGCGTATCTGGTTCAGCAATATTAGATGAAGATAATTTTGCTTCTGATTCAGCTACAAAATTAGCAACACAACAATCTATTAAAGCTTACATCGCTACACAAATTAGCGTAGGCGATATTACTTCTGTAGTGGCAGGGTCTGGTTTAACAGGTGGTGCTACGAGTGGGGATGCTACATTAAATGTTATTGGAGGTACAGGTATTACAGCAAATGCAAATGATATTGCTGTTGATACTTCGGTTGTTGCAACTTTAACAGGTTCTCAAACGCTTACAAATAAAACAATTGATTTAGGTGCTAATACTTTAACAGGTTCAGTTGCAGAATTTAATTCAGCATTACAAAGTGAAAGTTTTACTACACTAACAGGTTCAGAAACATTAACAAATAAAACTCTAACAAGTCCAGTTTTAAATACTGGATTAAGCGGTACAGCATTTCTTGATGAGGATAACTTTTCTTCTGATAGTGCAACAAAGGTTGCATCACAGCAAAGTATTAAAGCTTATATAGCAACGCAAGTAAGTGTTGGTGATATCACATCAGTTGTAGCCGGAACAGGTTTAACAGGTGGGGCAACAAGTGGTGCGGCAACTTTAAATGTAGTCGGTGGAACTGGTATTACCGCTAATGCGGATGACATAGCTGTTGATACTTCTGTTGTTACTACTCTTACAGGTTCTCAAACTCTTACAAATAAAACATTAACAAGTCCGGTTTTTAACACGGGTGTTAGTGGAACAGCAGTTAAAGACGAAGATACTATGTCTTCAAATTCCGCAACACATTTAGCAACGCAACAAAGTATTAAAGCATATGTAGATAGTAAATCTCATTTAACATTAGTTGATGAAGATAACATGAACTCAAATAGTGCAACATCTGTCCCATCTCAACAATCCGTTAAAGCTTATGTAGATTCACAGATACTAACTGAAGATACACTTGCTGAATTAAATGATACAAATATTACAAGTCCAGCAGATGCGTCCTTATTAATTTACGATACAGGAACATCAACTTGGAGAGACTATGTAGTTTCTGGTGATGTAACAATTTCAGATGCAGGTGTAGCGGCTATTGGAAGTGGCGTTATTGTTAATGCAGATATTAATGGTAGTGCGGCAATCGCAGATAGTAAACTTGCAACAATTTCAACTGCTGATAAGGTAGCAGGTGGAGCAATTCAAATAGATAGTGGAACAGATGGCACAAGTATTACTCTTGCTAATACTGATAAACTTTTAGTTGATGATGGTGGGGCGACAAAATATGTTAACGCTTCACAAATAACAACATTCATTAATAGTAATGCAAACTTTGCTAGTGCAGACACAGCGACAGCACTTGCAATTGCTTTAGGATAGGAGGAGAAAAATGGCTAATACTTTTAAAGTAAAAACAAATGATGCTATGCCTAGTAGTGCCGGAACTTTTTTAACATTATATACAGTACCAAGTTCAACAACAACTGTTGTTCTTGGATTAATACTTACTAATGTTCATAGTGCTTCAGTTACTGCTAGTGTACAACTTGTTTCTGATACTAGTGATACCGAAACTAACCAAACTACTTTACTTGCAAAAGATGTAAGTATTCCAGTTGGAAGTTCGTTAGAATTATTATCGGGTTCAAAAGTTGTATTACAAGCAACAGATGTTTTAAAAATTGATTGTAGTGTGGCGGCAAAAATTGACGCTTCATTGTCTATCATGGAAATAACTTAGAATTAAGGAGAATAATAAATGAGTTACATAGGGTCTAGACCAGCTAACAAAGCTGTTACAACTTCTGACATAGAAGATGATGCAATCACTTCAGCAAAAATTGCTACAGGAACAGTAGTAGCTTCTGATTTAGGAGCAAACTCTGTAGACAGTTCAGAACTCGTAGATGGTAGTGTAGATATATCTCACTTATCAGCTACTGG